CATTGTAGATTGCGTTCCGTTCGGCATGTTCAAACCAATAATACTTCTCAGGTCGTTCTTGCCGTTCTTTGATGTCATCTACGATTCCTCTTGGGAATGAGTTGTATCCTGATGATACAATTTCATTATCGACACCCACAATGAGAGCTCCTATTTGGGTTCTCTCATCTTTTGATTTCAGTTTGATTTGGTGTACAATATTTCTAAAGTACTCATGCCAATCCATCACTTAGCCCACTTACCTCTCTGTACAATCTGAGCGATTACTCCGTAAACACTCATATCTTCGTAGGTGTCTTGAATACTCTCACCAACCTCATCTGGCTGACCCAACACTACCAATTGTTTTAGTCGTTGGATTTTGTCATTAAGTCTGAACCAAATACCCGTAAGTGAAATCTTAATATCATCGGTGGTTTTCAAATCAGTACCTACCGAAATATTATCAGGCCCATAGTTCCTTTGTTTCTTACAAAAGGTTACATACATCTCATCCATTATGGTTTTGAACTCATCTGTTGTTTGAGGATACACCCTTTCACAATAATCAACTGCGGACTCTTCAGTAGGGACAACCCTCTCACCCTTATGTACTACTTTTGTCTTTGATTCTTTAATATTATCCATTGAGTTGTTGTTTTGGTTTATCGTGAATGTTTACTCTGAAGTATTTCTCTAATGCGGTCAATCTATCGTCTGCATCAACCAACATTCTCAACGCTTCCTCTGCGTTGTTGTAGAAGTCAGAAGTAGAGTGGTCACCAATACCAACTGATTTATCCATCAACAACTCCAAACTCAATAATGCTTTTGCTTTATCAGACTCTGCTGATAGTCTTAACATTTCCGTTACTTTACTCATTTCAATAACTTTTTAGCTTCTTTTTCTGTTAAACCATATTTCATTAAAATCTTAATTGTATCCTCTTTGGGTAACAATTCTAAGTAGTCAATGACTTCTCTTTGAGATACACCATACCACGATGATAAGTAACCCAAAAGCTCTTTGTTGTACTTACCCTCTTTCTTACCCTTCACATACTTATCAAAGCTTTTCTTCTTTGGTAAGAAGTCCAAATACAGATTATAAACATCTTTTGGTGATAAGATACCAATGGTGTATTTCTGAAGAACATTGACAATTGGTAACAATGTCATATTCATACTTAACCATCTATTGATTAAGAATGGGGTGAATGATTTCTTATCCATATCGGACAATGATTTCCAAGGCACCTTCTTCTCTTTGATACCACTAAGATGTTCAAATATAGTTTTTGCTTTGGTTTTCTTTTCACTCATTAGGGTAACAGTTCCTTTGGTAAGAACCTTTCTGATACCTCACCACAATCTGCGCATCTGATTACAGGAATGGGTAACATTGACTTTTGTCCATTCGGTGATTTTACTGCAGGTACTTCTTTGAACATTGTAACCTCTTCAAAAAAGATACTCTCACAATTTTCACATTCTACAGTGTCCAACTTTGTTGGGTCGATATTCATCTGTGGTGCTTGTTGTTGTTGATTCATTCCAATCACCTTTCCTTTTTCTTTTGCCATCTTTTATCCTTTTATATCCATTAAAATTTGTAGCATCATTGCCATCACATTCACTTCTTTATCAACTACTGATGCGTCTTGGTACTGAGCCTCTGCGATTTTGAGGATGATATTACCTACCTTACCACTAGCATACTCATCTACATTATCATATAAGTATCTGTAGAATGGTGTAAAGTCTCTAACCTTAGAATCTGCAATAATCTGTCTGATGTTTCTAAATGAATCTTTGAGATTATCATTTGATTTCAATACACCCAAAACATCATCCATATAGTTTGCCTGAATGGTAGATGTTTTATCAATCTTTAGTTCACCACCAATGACTTGTCGTTGTGCTGCATTCAACACTCTACGAATGTCAGGGTATCCACTATTCACCAAAACTGCCAAATCCTCCATTTGGTAGTTGACCGCTTCACCATCCAAAATGTCCTTCAACCTCATAGCCACCTCTTTTTTGGATGGTGGTGTAATTCCAAAGGTTTGACATCTACTCTGAATAGGGTCGATGATTTTCTCTACATAGTTACAGGTCAAAATGAACCTTGTAGTTTTAGAGAATGTTTCCATTAGATTACGGAGTGCTGCTTGTGCATTTGGAGTCAGATAATCACTTTCATCCAAAATAATAACCTTCCACTTTCGGAATCCCATTGATGATGCAAACCCTCTGATTTTATCTCTGACCGTATCTACATTATTTTCATCAGATGCATTGATGTACATAACATCACAATCAATTTGATTAGTGATGATTTTAGCAAGAGTGGTTTTACCAGTACCTGCCTGCCCATACAATAACAAATGTGGTACATCTTCATTCTCAATGTATATTTTTACCTTCTCTAAGATATGTTCATTACCAACATACCCTTCCAATGTATCGGGTCTGTATTTTTCAACCCATAAACTGTGTTCGTTATTGTTCATTATCTTCCGACTTCTTTTAAATATGTTTCTTTCATCTTATCCCAACTCATACCAATAGCATCTAAGTAAAATAGATTCTCTGGCTTCAACCTTCCCTCTGAATGTAGCTTGGTGTACCTTTTGATAGCTTTCTTCTTCCACCACTTACTGATATAATCTACACCCTCTTCGAACTTTTGTTTCATCCTTAGTTCGTCTTCAGATATTTCTGACCGAAGAAACTCAGCACCATTCTCATACATCATAGCAAGATATACACCTCTCTTAAACCCATGATGATATTCAGATTGTTTGATACCAGACTCTTTGAAAATCATACTGAGGATTCTTTGTTTTACGCCTGAGACAGGCCCCTCAATACCTTCCTTCTGAGTTGTTTGTCGTTCATACTCTTCAGACTGATTCTCTTTAATCCAATCGTGCCACAGTTCATATATTGAATCATCTGGTTTGATTGATATCTTACCTGCTGATTCGCCCAATGTTTTGAAATGTGGTATTCCATTGTATTGTGAATGTATACCATATAATGATGTAGTACCAACTGCTACAAGAGTTTGTCCATACTTCCGTTTCCAAAACTCTCTTACTTCTGGCACCGTAGTCATCATAGCAACCAATTTACCACCTAAGAAATTATAACCCAATGGTTGGGTACATACGATCGTAGATGCTATTGTTGTATGATTGAGTTTTCCATCTTTGAACTTATTGTCTTTACTCCACCCAATGTAGTTATCTCTAACTGCCATTGATGTTACATCAGACGCAAGTGATATCTGACCTAAGAGTTTACCACTAACCCTGTCCTTAACATTAATCTTAACATTACGACCAGGATTAGCAGTAAAAGACATTGTATGAATCATTTTTCGGATGTAAGTCCACTTTGTGGTATCTTTGGTATCCTCTACGATTTCAACATAAGGTTCTAACTCTTCAATCTCTTTGATAGTTTGTTCCAAATCGGTGATATCAGTAGGACTCCATTGAACATCATACATAGAGGCAATCTGAGATTTATCTCTAATCATTGATGGTTCTTGTAGCTCCACCCACTTCTTATATAATGTCTGTTCTTCAACACTCATTGAAGACAGATAATCCATATTTTCGATTAACGCCTTCTTTTGTGTTTCAAAATCAAACACAGGCTTTTGTGGTTCAGCATCCCAAAAATTCATACTACCCTTATTTTACCTCTACGAGATAATAGCTACTTTTCAAAGAATCGTTCTCAAATTGAATGTGAGATAGTCCTTGTGATGAAATCTTCAAAGTAGCAGCTTTTGAACCTCTGTTTGCATTGAGGATTTCTTTAAGGTACTTTGCTGAGAATGAGATGGGTTGGATATCACCCTCACATTTACAATCAACATTGATAGAAATTCTATTGGTGTTGATAGTGGAGTAACCCAATACTACCTCACCCTTACCTCCAACACAACTGAATGTGAATGTATCTGACTCATTCAATGCACTCTTTGATTTGATGAACTTAGATGTAAACTCATCATCCAATGTGATTTCTGCATCAAATGGTGGTACTTGCTTCAAATCAGGAACTACAGGAATAACCGAAAGGTCAGCCAACATATAGTTTACCGATGTTCCATTATCTGAAAACTTGACATAAGAGTCAGTTGATTCTACATTTACACTTGATTCCAATACACCCAAAAGAGCTTTGAGTTGTGATGTGGTGTAGATACCGAACTCACCATTTGGGAAATCACCCTCTTCGGAAGTAACACTCCCAAGCAAAGTCTTATCGTCAGAGATAAAACTCACTTTCATTTGGGAATCCGTTGATTCGATTTTTACTGATTCTACCTCACCACCAAGATTATATCGATTGATGAAGTTCTCAATACTACTTTTCTTCATAGTTTTAAATTATTAATATTTAGTTGTGTTACAAATATACGAATTTATTTTGGATTACACAACACTAAAACCCAAAAAACTTTGATGCTTTTGCTAAGTTAGGATTTGGTTTCTCCCATGACATTGCGTCATAGAAGTCAGTTATTTTGTTGTCTAACTCTTTCTCCCAAATCAAATCATAGTCAATGTATTGTTTTACCAAATCCAATACTTCAGGTGGGTCGTTGTACCCGGTCAGTCCAACCGAACTCAAACCTAATGGATTACTCTTTAGATACACCCACTTAATCTTATCACCATCTTTCATTGGTTCATATTTGTATGGTACATCATAATATTTGAGTAACTGATTGTATGTGAT